GTCGTAGTCCGGTATCTCGCCGTGCTTGCTGTATTCAATGTCGTTGCAGACGCACTCAAGCGCGGTCGCGGCCTGCTCAAGCGTTAGGGTGATGGTTGGTTGTGACATGTTGCTAGTCTCCTATCAAAAGGGCGGCTCTTCGCCGGGGTAAGTTGGTTTCCACTGGGGCGGCGCGTAGGCCGCTGGCTGGGGCGTGGGCTTCGGCGTGACCTGCCGGGGGATGATCCCCAGCAGGTCGAGGTGTTCGGCGAGGGTCATGCGGCGGCCAGCGCGCGCCGGACGGCATCGTAGCTGACATATGCGAAGTGCTGACCGTTCCACGTCACTTGCCACTGATGGCCGCGAACGTGCGAGAAGGTGAAGTCTCCGGATTTGATTTCGAACTTGGTCATCTTAGTCATCCTTGTTTGCTAGTTCGTATGACCACCATACAGCCTGCGTTGGCCTATGCAACAGAAAAAATGCACTTGACGCTAATTATTTTCGCCTCTAGGTCTGATGGCACCGAAACATAGGAGAACGCCAATGATGGCCCAAACTCAAATCCGGCTATGGTGCGCGCAGGACGGGCGCAAACTTGGCTGGCTCGCAAGAAAAGTGCCAGTGGCATCATCCAGCCTGTCCCGCTGGATGACAGGCCGAGTTGTTCCGTCCGCCGTCTACCGCCACCGCTTGGCAGACATAACCGGCATTGAGGATTTGCGGTTCGAAGAAGAATGGGTGTCCAAGTGAACCGCGCAGAAATCCTCGACACCGCCAAGGAATATATCACCAAGGATCGCGCAGACACGCACGGCGATGCGGAGGCTAACTTCGGCCTGATCGCGGCTTACTGGTCGGCCCACCTCGGGCGGAACATCAAATCGCACGACGTGGCCGTCATGATGTGTCTGTTTAAGTTGGCCAGAATGAAAAGTAACCCGGCGCATATTGACTCAAGTCAAGATTTGTGCGGATATGGCGCAATCGCTGGAGAGCTGGGAGCAAAGCATGCCAAGGGAAAAATGGAAGGCTAGGTCTGGAAGCCGGGAGTATTTTGCATGGCGAAGCATGCGAAACCGCTGCACCAGCACGAAGAATGCGTCTTGGCACAATTACGGTGGTCGCGGAATTAAGGTCTGCGAGAGGTGGGCGCATGACTTTGACGCCTTTCTGAATGACATGGGTCCATGCCCTGAAGGCTACTCGTTAGATCGGATCAATGTTAACGGACACTACGAGCCAGAAAACTGCCGCTGGGCTAGCTGGAAAACTCAGTCCAATAACAAAAGGACGAGTGTGGTCATTGAGTTCAACGGAAAGAGCCAGACAATCGCCGAATGGGCTATGGAAATAGGTTTGAAATTGGACACGCTTTGGAGGCGGTTGCAAAGAATGGGGCCGGAGTTGGCTCTAACATCTGAAAACCTTGTGCAGAAAAACGCGTCACCTTTGACCCACGGGACGCGGATTGGCTATGAGCGGTTCAAGTGTCGCTGCCCAGAATGTCGCGCCGATAATGCAAAAAGGCACAGAGAATACATGGCAAAAAGGAGTTTGGCATAATGGCCCTCTACATCGGCATCGACCCCGGCAAGACGGGCGCCATCGCGGTCATGGACGGTGACGACATGAGCGTGCGCGTGTTCGACATGCCCGGCACCATCGAGGAAAAGCGCGCCGTCCTGTCCGAGATCGGCAGCGTGCGGTGCGCTTGGATCGAAAAGCCTTTTTTCCCGCGCATGATCGGCATCAAGAATGCCGTGACCATCGCGCAGGCCTACGGCGAGATGAAAGCCTGCCTGTTCTACGCTGGCGTGCCGACGAATGAAGTGCCGCCGGCGACGTGGAAGAAGCACTTCGGCCTGTCGACCGACAAGGACGCATCAAGGGCATACGCATCAAGCGTGTTTCCAGATCAGTCCAACCTGTGGGCGCGCAAGAAAGACGACGGTCGGGCCGAGGCGGCTCTGATCGCATATTACGGATGGAGGAAGAAATGAACCGAGACCTGACCAACAAGGAATACCACGCCCACCCCGCGATCTCGTCCTCGGACGTGAAGGCGGTTTACAAAACTTCGCTGGCCCACTGGAAGGGCAAGGCGCGCAAACCCAGCAGCGCCTTTGCTATGGGGTCAGCCGTCCATGCGCTTGTGCTTGAGCCGGAAAAAAAGCTGGTCCGCCGTGGGCCGGAAGATCGCCGCGGTGACAAGTGGAAGAAGGCGCAGCTTGAGGCCGATCTGGATGGCGTCATCCTCCTGCCCGAGGGCGACTTCGATCTGGCCGCCCGCATCGCCGATGCTGTCAAGGCTCACCCGGTCGCGGCCATGTATCTGGCCGATCCGACCTTCGTGGCAGAGGCCAGCTTTTTCGGCATCGATCCGGCGACTGGCACTGAGATCAAATGCCGGCCAGACGGCTATCTGCCCGAGGTCGGCCTGGTGTTCGACGTGAAGACCACCACCGACGCCAGCCCCGACGGCTTCCCGCGTGAACTGCGAAAGTACGCATACGATGTGCAGGCCGCCTTTTACCTGCGCGCCCTGCGTGCCGCTGGCTACAAGGCTGAGACGTTCATGTTCATCGCCGTCGAAAAGGAGGCACCCTTTGCTGTCGGTGTCCACGCCCTGACCGACCGCTATCTGGACCACGCCGATCAGGTCGTGACCCAGACGCTACTAAAGATCAGCAACGCCAGCGCCGTTTCCGACTTCACAACGGGCTGGCCACTGATTAACCATATCGATCTGCCACGCTGGCAGGCCGAGACCAGCGAAGACGATGTCTTCTCCGAAACCGTAGACTTCTGAGACCACAAGCCAGAGAGGAGCAAATCATGGCTATCAACAACGAAGACTTCCTGAAGATCCTCGCTACCAACGTGACGATCCAATATCCTCGCCTTAATAGCACCTACCGCTATAACCCGCAGAAAAAGCAGTCAGAACCCTGCGCCCAGACCGCAAGCCTCGCGGCATGGTCCGTCACCTTTGAGATGCCCAAGGAGCAAGCGAAGCCGCTCTATGAGCAACTGCGCGGCCATTATGAGGCAAGCAAGGCGCGCAACACCACACTGCCGGCTTTCAGCAAAGTATTCGGCATGAAGAAGCTGAAGGACGAGCATGGCAACGAAACCGGCATCGTCCAGTTCGCAGCGAAGCGCAACGGCGTCAGGGGCGATGGAACGCTCAACAAGCCGCCGATGGTCATTGACGGCCAGAAGCAGCCAATTGCCGATCTGGGCTTCTGGGGCGGCACCAAAGGCGTCGTGCGCGCCTACGCATGCGCGACTATGGACCCGGAAGGATCTGGAGGTATTTCACTGATCCTCGATGCGGTCCAATTGACTGAACCGCCTCGCTACGGCAACGGCGGCCTTGATGACTTCGATACCGTCGAAAGCAAGGCCGATCCTTTTGAGCAGGCCAAGGCGCCCTTGACCGATCAGAAGCGCGAGAGCATCAAAGAAGAACTCGGGGACGATATCCCTTGGTGATATAAAAAGAACCCCGGCGTGAGACCAACGCGCCGGGGTTCAGTTAAGGCAGGCGGAACCGAGGGAGGAGCAGGTTCCAGATGTGTGAGAGCAACCCAACACAAGGAATACTTTAATGCAGTCTATATCTGGTGGCAAGTGTCGCGGTGGCCACAATGTCTGATATCCGCTTCCTAACAGCCCCCGGCTCTTTTCACACGCTCATCGACAAGCCCGGCCAGGTTTATCCCGGCATCTCTTGGGCCGACATCGCCCGCATGGTCTCGACACCGCAGGCCAAAGAAAAGATCGACGCCGATTTCTTCATTCCCTCAACCTACCGCGAACACGATGGCAGATCCCACGAAGCCCAGCGCGAGCGTGGCGCCTTTCGCATGCTGGCCCTCGACATCGACAAGGGCAACCCGAGCTTGGATGACGTGCTGGCCGCCGTAGAGGCCGTTTGCGGGCCTGTCAGCCTGCTTGCCTATTCATCCTCCGGCGCAAGCCCAGAGAACCGCAAATGGCGCGTCCTGCTGCCGCTGGCCGGCGCTCTGTCCGGCGCTGACTATGAGTTGGCCCAGACCGCCTTGTTCGACCTGCTGCATGCCAATGGCATACACCCCGACGGCGCTTTGGCGCGCTGTGGTCAGCCGATCTACTTGCCCAATGTTCCTCTAGGCAAACGCAATCCAGATCTGACACCGATCTTCTACCAACACCGCATCATCCGGGCTGGCACGCTGCGCCTCGACGCCGACAGCGCCATCCGCCAAGAGATCGACCGCAGGCTGGAACAATACCGCCTCGCCGCCGAGCAGGCCGACCGGGCGCGTGCCGAGCGTGAGCGCCAGCGTGCCGAGCGTCGGCAGAAGTTTCCCGATCAGGTCAGCCCGGTCGATGCCTTCAATGCAGACCACTCCATTGAAGACCTTCTGGCCCGATATCAATACGAACGGCGCGGATCATCCCAGCATTACCGCTCCCGCTACCAAACCAGCCCCAGCTTCGCCACGCAGAACTTCGTGACCCATTGGGTAAGCCTGTCTGGATCGGACGCAGCCGCTGGTGTGGGCAAGTCGAAATCCCTCGGCGAAAATTCCTATTGCTGGGGCGATGCCTTCGATCTGTTCGTTCACTACGAGCATGACGGCGATTTCGACAAAGCCGTGCGCGCCTATGGGCTAGAGATCAGCCCGGCCAAGTCCGAGATCGAACTGCCCGAGAACGGCATGGATGATTTCGACTATGTGACCCCACAAGCCGCGCAGGAGGCACCTGCCAGCGCACAGGCCGATGACATAGACCTCGACAGCTTCGACACCCCAGACGCCCCCGAGGCGGCCCCAGATTGGCCCACGCTTTACGATATGTTCGACGAGGCCAGCATCGAGCCTCGCCGCTGGATATACGCCCACCATTACCTGCGATCATTCGTCAGCGTGCTGGCATCGGCAGGCGGCATCGGCAAAACCAGCCTCCAGATCGTCGAGGCGCTGGCCATCGTGACAGGCAGACCACTCCTGGGCGAGGAAGTGAAAGAGCGCACAAACGTCTGGATCGTCAACCTCGAAGACCCGCTGGCCGAGATCCAGCGCCGGGTTCTCGCTGCAATGCGGCATTACGGGATCAAGCCCGCCGAGGTCGAGGGGCGCCTGTTCGTCAACGCGGGCCGAGACTTTAGCCTCAAGTTTGGCATCCAGACCCGCGAAGGCGTCCTGCCTAATACCAAGCTGGTCGAATACCTGTGCGCCAAGATCCCTGAGAAGCAGATCGGCTGCGTGTTCATTGATCCCTTCGTTGCGGCTCATAGTCTTAGCAGCGAAAACGACAACGTCGGCATTAACGCAATTGTGGCAGAAATACGGCGCGTGGCTGACGAGACCAAGTGCGCCATCGGGCTGGTCCATCACATCCGCAAGGGCAACGGCGAGGATGCGTCGATTGACAGCGTGCGTGGCGCAGGATCTTTGATCGGGGCGGCCCGTGCTGCACGCGTGGTCAACCGCATGTCAGCCGACGACGCGGCCAAGCTGGGCATCGATGAGAACGAGGCGCGCAGCATCATGCGCGTGGACGACGGCAAGGCCAACCTGGCCCCGCCAGCAGCAGCCGCTGTCTACCGCAAGATGGAGGGCGTCAAGATAGATAACGGCGAATGGATCGGTGTCTGCGTCCCGTACACGCTGCCAGACGCCTTCGACGGCATCAGCGCCAAAGATGCCAAGGCAGCCCAAAGGATCGTCTCAGATGCCCACACAAACGACGAGCCGCTGCGCGAAAGCCAGCAGTCTAAAAAATGGGTGGGCGTCCCGATAGCAGACATGCTCGGCATCGACATCACCGAGAAGAAAGGCAAGGCCAAGGTGTCGGCGATCATCAAGACGTGGATCAAGACAAACGTGCTGGCCGTCGAGCGGATCACAGACCCGAGACAGGCCAGAGAAGTGGCCGTCGTGGTCGTCGGAGAGTGGATCAGCCATGACGAAGTGTGACAAATATGCAACCTCACCTAGAGCCTCACAGGTGAGGAAAGGTGAGG